GAAAAAGTTCAAAAAGCAGCCCAGTACGAGGAGATGATAAAACCTCGACTTGAAGCTTTAGTTCACTTGAAAGAATCTCTTGATAACAAATTTAATTTATATTCATACATGCCACGCATGTATCCTTTCATCACAGGCATTAAAGCAGATTATTTAATATCCAGCCATTTTAGTGTTGATAATTTCATCTTTATCATCAAGGCAAATGCGCAAGGTGAATTAAAATGTGATTTTCTTTGTTGCTCCATTTTTGAAAAAGGTGATCGCGATTATGAAACAAATCAAAAAGCTCGAACACTGATGAAGAAAGAACGAATACATATTCCTTCTAACACCACCGATATTCTATTGGATCGCTTATCAGCTCAAACAAGGCCAGAAGACAAAACTACTGATCCTTCAGATAATACAGAAGCAAAATCCGATATTTCACAATAGTACCACTTCCTTTGGGAGGTGGTTTTTTTCTGCTATCCCCCCTATTCAATTTTGCGACTGCACACGCAAGACCCACCCGCCGTTCTATGGTGAGCCGATCTACAGAGATTTTGATACCCCCTACCGGTCATGCCAACGATCCCCACGTTTCGCATGAATCTGTGAATGACACGACTTACACAACGCAATCAGATTGCTCCGGTCATGTGTGCCGCCTTCACTCAAAGGAAGCTTGTGGTGAATCTCCTCCACTGGAACCAGAACTCCTCGCTCGTAGCACTTTTCACAGAACGGATGCTCTGCAGCATACTTATCACGAATCCTTTTCCATGCACGACCATATCTTCTCTTCGCATTTTTATCTCTTCCGTATTTCTCATAATCACTATTCACTTTTTTCGCATGCTCTGCACAGTACCGCCCTGTCACTAACGCAGGACAGCCTGGATAAGCACACGGTTTCTTCGGCTTACTAGGCACAGTTACACTTCCTTCCATGCACTTGAAACAAGTTTTCTCATTGTCGCGACATTCGTCAAATGTCTGCTCATTCAAGCATGGCATCCACTTTCCTCATTACTCGCGCAAAAAAAGCCCCGGGAAAATTTCTTCTCTCAAGGCTCTGTTCTGTCATACACTTTCTACACTATCATAATAACATATATGCTTCTGCCACGTTGTGACAAGGTGTGCCAACCTTATTCCGGTACGACAAAATTATTTAATGCTGATGCATGGATACGATGTATTGTTCTATAAGAAACATTCAGCTCATAGGAAATATCTTCCCAGCTTTCATTTTTAAGATAACGATATTTAAGAAGAAGCCTTTCCTCTGAATTCTCCATCTTTTCAATCGCTGTATTGATTTCTGAGCGAAGATCTACCAATCTATTAATCTTACCATCAATCTTCTTCTCATACTCCCATATCTTCTCAATAGTTTTAATAAATGGAGCCTCCAGATTTATGTTAGGATTCGTACCAATCTTTTCCCCATAGCTGCATCCCTGAATGGTGCCACGCATCTCCCGAAGCTGTTCCAGTTCCTTAACCTCAACTTGTATCTGCTTATCCAAAAGATACGCCTGCTTCAAATACTCTTTTGCTGTCATATGCTACCTCCGATAAAATAAAAATTTCCCTCGGATTTACTCTGATTGTCTTATTTCATCCTGAAGCCTTCTTATCAAAAACTCTCCATCCACTGAAGTCAGTTGCTGATACCACGGACTTCTGAAGAATTTCTCTATCCGCAAAGCCTCATCCATTGCTGTCTTGCTTCCCTGATTACGCTTTATCCTTTTGAGTGCGGCTCTATAATCAGAAACCGCACTAAGAATAATAGCATTGGCAAGATGTTCATATGGATCTTCTGCTAAATTCTTACCTACCATGCGTTACCCTCGCTTTTACAGCAGCAATCAATCTGTTTTGTGTCATATCCTTATTGGCCAATGCTTTCATGACATCTTCATCTATCGTTCCTGCAGTAATAATATGCTGGACCACAACAGTCTCAGCCGACTGTCCCTGCCTCCACAATCTAGCCACTGTCTGCTGATACAGTTCCAGGCTCCAGGTAAGTCCAAACCAGATTAAGATATTTCCGCCTGACTGCAGATTGAGACCATGCCCTGCTGATGCAGGATGAATCAGAGCCACCGGCAGTTCTCCTCTATTCCATTTACGTATACTTTCCTCAGAATCCAGCTTTTCAAAAGAAATCTTCCTCTCTGAAAGCCTCCTCCTAATTCTTGTCAGGTCATGCTTAAACCAATAAGCCACCATCACCGGCTTCCCGTTAGCAGCTTCTATCAAATCCTCCAGCGCATCTAACTTTTGATCGTGGATCTGAATCTC